GCGTAGCCGTAGTTGACTTCGATGACGTCCTTGGTGGAGTCGGTGTCGGCGTCAGCCCAGCTGCGATACTCGACGGTGAGGCCGGTCTCGGGATCGGTCACGCTCTGGTAGTTGACCACGTTGGCCACGGCGCCGGCGGGAGGCACGGGCGAGAAGGCCACGAGGATCGCGTTGTCGGTGACTGCGAAGCCCTTGAGGTTTTCGCCATTGGCCGGGATGAGCGTGCTCGGGAAGTAGTTGAAACCAACGAGCTGCGGGATGCGGCCCTGGCGGATCGCTTCGCTGCCGCCGAACTCGAGCGCCTTGGTGATGTTGGTCTGCTTGAGCAGGTTGGCATCGTAGGCCGCGTCGATGAAGAGCGAGCGGTTGGTCTGGGGCCAGTAAGCGAGGTCGCAGGCCTGGCGGATGTCGATGACATCGGAGATGTCGAAGTTGCCGGCGGCGCCGGTGTGAACAGCCGAACCGAAGTTGGCGTTGGTGATGACCGACAGGACGTCTTTGATAACGTCTTCGGCCAACTTGAAACCTTTCTTCATGCCGATCTCAGTCAGGTTGAGCTGCGGCTGACGCGCCAGCTCCGAGCTGGTGAAGCCCATGGACTGATACTTGCGCTTGTTGACCGTGATCTCGCGCACGTTGGTCGTGCTGTTGTCGATGGCGTAGGTGCCGTTGAAGTCGGCGGAAGCGGCCGTCTCGAGCGGGTGGAAGGGAACGGCCACCTTGTCGGTGCCGAGCAGGGGCACGTCGCGGTAGACGGTGGTGAAGGCTTGGAGCGGGATCAGGGATTGCTTGAGGGCGCGGAGCGCGGCATCAAGGATGTTCGTGATTTGCAGCTCGGAGGAGATGGTGTTGGTCGGCATGTTGGTGGTCGGTGAGTTGTTAGTTGTTGGAAGTTGTCAAAACCGGCGGCTGCATTAGGCGTTTGCGGACTTGGCCGCGCGGGTGAGCGCGTCCTTGTGTTCGCGGAAATAGGTGGTGCGCTCGCGGCCGCTCATGGACTGGTATTTGGCGAGCTTGGATTCGTCGGTGTCCTCGATGTTGAGGTCGGCGGTGTCCACGGCCGGGATAACGCTGGCCGGGCTGAGGGCTTGAAACTTCTCGAGGCGTTGGCGCCACTGCATTTCGGCCTCGTAAGCGGCGTCGGCTTTAGCCAGGGCGTCTTTGGTGAGCTGGTGCGCGCCTTCTTCGCTGGCCAGCTTGGTGGTCAGGTCTTCGAGCTTGGCCAGAAGCGTGACGTTCTGGGCGCTCAGGTCGGTGAGCGTTTTGGAAAACTGGTCGCGGGACTCGGCGTTGCTGAACAGGCCGGTCGCGTTGGCCGCGGGGGAATCAACTAGGTCGCAAGCCTCGAGCGATTCGCAGCGGGCGAACTTCACTTCGGAGGTAATGCCGTCATTTTCGACGGGTTTGGTCTCGGCCTGGCCCGAGAAGCTGATGGAGATACCGAACTGGCTGGGCATCTTCTCGGCCATCTCGAGAACTTTCTCGCGGGCCTCGTGGTTCTCGAGGAGGTGGAGGTCGCCGCGGAGTTTGTCGCCGTCGATGGAGAAATTTTTAATGACGCCAACGATGCCGTTGAAGCCGCTCCAATGGTCGGTCTTCACTTTGACGCCGTCTTCGTGCTGCTCGGCGGACAGCTTGACCTGCTCAAGCGTGGTGCCGTCCACGAACATGCCGTGGCCTTTGGCTTCGCCAACGCTGATGACCGAGACGCCGGAGATTACGCCTGTCTCACGATCAACCTTGCTCTCGGCAAGGGATTGGAAAAAGTTCATGCCCCGCAGGGCGTGTCAAATTCGGCGGATGAAAAGCGTGTCGCTTACGTCTTCCACGGCGGGCGCGTAGCCAAGGGACGCCAAGCGGTCGGTAATTTCCGACCAATAGGGGTTGCGGTAGCCGCTATGGGTGAAATGTGTTTCGACGCGGATCAATCGTGGGCGGGCCTTTTGCATTTGGCCGATGACGAACCATTCAGCGCCCTCGGTATCCACGGCCAAAATGTCGATGTCTTCGGCGTCGATGCCGTCGCCAAACCTTATGGCGCTGACAGTTCGCTTGAATTGCTGGTCAAAATTGGCGCGGACGATGCCGCTGTGTTGCGGGTGCTCGTCGGGCGCCCCGCCTTTGGGCACATCTTCAATCCATGCCCCCTCGCCTCGATCGTAGAGTGTGACCTCGCCTGCGGCCCGAGCGCACACGGCTTCGATGACGCGCGCCGAAGGAAAGGCTGCCCGCAAATTTTTGGCGCACCACGGCAAGGGTTCGACCAGCGTGGCGCGTGCTCCGTCGGCAATAAAGCGAGCGACACTGCATCGGTGTGGCTCATTGACGCCGACTTCGACAACGTGGCGAGGGGTCAGACCCATAACTTGGGCGATTGTATGCAGGTCGATCATAAGCGTTTTTTCACTTCGGCCACGATGCGCTGCGGCTCGATGTTGGCCATGGCCACGCAGTAGCCGGCCGTGTTGCAGGGCGCTCCTTCAGGGAAGGCTTGGCCGCCGCGTGAGTGATGGAAGCAGGGCGCACACGGGGCGTGGCCCGTCAAAGCTCGGACGGTCGGCTGGTAAGCGGTGCGGAGTTGCCAGGGAAAAGCTGCGTAAAGCGCGACCACCGGCAGTCCCATGGCGGCGGCCACGTGGCAGATGGCCGAGTCGGGTGCGATGACTGCGTCGCAGTCGGCCAGGACCGCGCAGGATTCGGCAAAGGAAAGCGCCGGCTGTTCGGCGGTGAGGTTGATGTATCCTGGCTGGCTCGGGAGATTCAGCTCGCCAGGGCTGCCGACAAAGACCACCTCAACCTCGAGGTCGACAAGGCCTTGCACCATCGGTTGGAAAAGGTGCCGCGGGTAGCTGCGGGCGGGCGCGCTGGCCGAAAGTTGCACGGCAACTCGCTTGACCGTCTTGGGAAATCGGGACCGCATGGCGGCAACGGCGCCCGGCGCGGGCTTGAACTCGATGTGCTGCCCCTCGGTCAGATCAACGCCGATGCACTTGGCAAACAGATCCACGGCGTGCAGGGCTTGCGAGTCAGGGCCGAACTCAATCTCGTTCTCGAGGTTGGCGTGTTCGTCCCATTGTTGCCACTCGGCCAGCGTGAGCGGATACGGAAGCAGCTCGATGCGGTGGGCCGCGGCGAATGCGGTGAGTGCGTCGTGGTATTTCTCCGCGGCCGAGACGCCGATGCGAGCCTCGGGACGCTGCGCCCTTAAAGCTCGAAGAGACGGTGTGAGAAAAAGCAGGTCGCCAAAACCACCAGGACGACTGACAAGCAAGCTGTCCTTGTCCAGCCGCGGTCGTTCCACGTGGAGCTTGCGGATGTCCACGCTAGGAAATTGCAGAAGGTAACCCGCATTCGAGTCCTCGAGGACATAGGTTGTTTCAGCTTGCAGCGGGACCGGCCCCAGCTTGCGGGGCAATGGCATTCGGATCAGTTTCATTGCTTTGTGGTTGCATGGGAGCTGGCGTCGGCGCCATCTCGGGGAAAGCTGCTTCAAGCGGCACGCCGGCGGCCTCGCATTTTTCGATGCGGCGTTTAGCGGTCAGAATCGCCGCATCCTCTTCCATCTCTTCGTCCAGCCCGTGCATCTCGGCAAAGGTGCGGATGCTCATGCCGCCCTGACGGACGATCTCGAGGACGGCTTTGGTGTCGCGGCCGAAATCTACTGTCGGGCGGGCGGGGCGGATCCAGTCAACGCGCCACCAATCGTCGCCAGGGTAAGGCAGGCGCCCTTCGCGCATTTCGTGCCAGAGCCAATACAGCCAGAAGCGCCGGCAGAATTGCGTGATGAGCATGTCTTGCACTTCGCGAAAGAAAACGGAGGCGTCTTGCAGAACGTGACGGGTGTTTGCGCCACCGATGCCGGCGATGCTCCAAAGCACTTCGGGGCTGACGCCGATGCCCCAAGAGATGTCGCGCGCCAGGTAATTGAGGAACGGCTCCATGGTCGGGCCGGGGTGCGGGTTGCTGAAGGCCTCGATCTTTTCGCCGGGCTTCAAATTCATAATGCCCGAGCTTGTGTCGAAGATGCGCTGCGGGGTGACCTGGGCGGTCGGCTCGCCAACGGTGGCGCTTCGAATGGAGGCCAGGCGCGCACCGAAGTCGGTGGCGGTGGCCTCGCCGCTCGTGGCGATGAAGCCGATCTGGCTGAAAAGTTTGTGGCTGTGCTGCACGTATTGCAGCATCTCGGTCATGTCTTGGAGCTTGTTGACGGCGTGGGCCATCCACGTGACGCCACGCGCCTGACCGTTGCGGCGGATTTTTCGGAAGTGCAGCATGTCGCCCGCGGGGATGTCGCGGCTGACGCGCTTGTCGGAGGTGAGCACGCGATAGGCAATCGGGCGGCCGAAGCCATCCAGACGCACGCCGTCGATCCATTCGGCTTGGTCGTAGTTCATGGCCATGGCCGCGGCGTTGCCGACGTTCTCAGCGCCGACAAAGCGCATCATCCCCTGCCCTGCGGCGGACTTCATAAACTGACCGAAGAAGTCGCCGTCGGTGATGATCTGGCGAAGGATCAGGGCTTGGGCCTCGTAGAAGTTAACCTGGCCCGCGCGGTCGAAGGCGCCGGGCTCGTTGCACACCGTGTCCTCGAAGCGGCGCTCGGCGGCGCGGTTGAACTCGGAGTTGGCCGTGCGGCACTGCGGGATGATGCCGGTGCCGACGCAGTAGCGGGAGAT